ACTTTCTTCATTTCAGGACCTACACCACCGGCTCCGCCACCGGCTCCTGCGCCTGCTCCGCCACCAGAACCACCGCCACGACCGCCTTTCAATGCTTTAAGGATCTCTTTAAGTGTATCCTCTTGTGCCGCATTTTTGGCTATAACGTTACCAACTCCCGGAATGTCAACTTGTACTGCCATTAATTAAATACCCATATAATTAGACTCTATAAATACTAATGCTAATACACTTATTTAGCAGGAGAAAAAGATGGATAATAAAAATGTACCACAGGCAGGAACACCGATTCAACCCTTGGGACAAAATCCGTTACAGAAACACTTTAGACAGCCTAAGATCTATCTGAAGTTGCCTAGTCAAGGACGTTGGTATCCCAATGGTGCTATTGATATGCCTGAAAACGGAGAAATACCAATCTATTCTATGACGGCAAAGGACGAACTTACGTTTAAGACACCTGATGCACTTTTAAATGGTCAATCAGTAGTAGACGTGATACAAAGTTGTGCACCAGCAATTAAAAATGCTTGGGCAGTACCGTCAGTTGATTTAGATTGTTTACTTGTTGCAATTAGAATGGCTACCTTTGGTGAAAAACTTGAAGTAAAGGTTAACATACCTAATACTAAAATTGAAAAAGACTATGAAGTAGATTGTAAGACTTTAATTGACACTTACATTAATGCAAAGTTTGAAGACATAATGCACGTAGATGGATTTACAGTAACACTTAAACCTATCTCGTACAAAACATTTACAGAAATGGCAATTAAAACTTTTGAAGAACAAAGACTTTTACAAACTGTGAACAATGATGATTTTGACGCAGAGAAAAAGTTAGAATTGTTTAACAACAGTTTTAAAAAATTGACTGAACTAAATGTTGCGATTATGAAAGATGCTATTGTATCTATTCAATGGCAAAATGAAACACCGGTGAAAAACCCAATTCATATTGCAGAATTTATTGATAGTGCAGATGCAAAAGTTTTCAATGCTATTAAACAGCACGTAAATGAAAACAAAGAAAAGTTTCAAACTCAGCCTATGGTTGTAAAAGCAACAGAAGAGGAAATCAAAGCAGGAGCCCCGGAAACGTTTACTGTTCCAATATCATTTGACCAGTCAAATTTTTTCGCGTAAGGATCTTAACGTGGCCAGTCAGTAAAATTCTAGACGAGGTAAGATCCATGGAAGGCCAGTGCAAGGAACTCAAACATACCATTGGAAAAATTTGTTGGTATATGAGAGGCAGTGTCACCTTGTCTGAAGCATATGAAATGGGTCCGGAAGATCGTGAAATATTTTCTAAAATTATAAACGATAATTTAGAGACAACTAAAAAAACAAAAATGCCTTTCTTTTAATGCAAGACTTAATTATAATTGTTATATTGATTTTATTAATTTAAGCAGTAGCGCCTTGAGCCTGTGCGGCTTTGCTTACTACTTTCTTAGCCACTGCGGCTTGAGGTGTACCTGCTTTTACTCCAGGTGCACTTATTTGATCTTTAACTAAATCCCCAACACCTGCTTTTTCAATCTCACGTGCCAACTCTGCTAATTTAGGATTACCAAGTTTTGCGGCTGTTGCCTTGTCGGCAATTTTACCTGTCTTTGTATTGATCCATTGTGCGCCTTTCCATTCAAAGTCGCCTGACACAACACCTGCGTTTGTACCAGTTTGTTTTTGCATATCAAATGGTCCATCGTTCCTTGGATCTTTTGCCTGTCCTGCCGGAGCACCTTTTTGTGCATCTCCGCCACCTTGTGCTGGAGCATCACCTGTACCACCTTGTGCATCACCTGTACCACCTGCTGGGGTATCACCTGTTGCTGGTTTATCACCTGGCGCCGTAGCACCTGCTGGTGTTTCTGGTTTTTTAGCATCTGCTGATTTGTCTATTGAAACGTTTGCTTCTGTACCAACTGCTTTAATATCATCATCTGACATACCAAACGAAGACAGTATATTATAAATTGCACCACTGTCAGTTGGTTTACCCATTTTTTCCCATTCCGAATTTAATTTCTTAACTGTAATTTTTTGTCCTAATTCTTTTGCAGTTGATTTTACTGCGCCGCCTACTGCACTAGCACCTTTTTTAATTGCTCCGCCTACTGCACCTAAGGCACCTTTTATACCTCTACCTGCTTTGGCACCTAGTGTATTAGGATTGTTTAATGGTAATTCACCTTGTGCATCTGCTGTTGCTGTTGCCGCCGGGGCTTCAGCCAAGTACTGTTCGTACAAGTGTTCGTATGCATCTGCATAAGATACTGATTCAGTTCCTCTTACTGCAACCTTGTCATCTGCTGGATTGTCTTCTCCACCTTTTAGTCCTAATTCTAATTGTTTCTTTTCTTCTGCATCAATTGGCTTGGACTTATGCATTTCTTTTGCCTTGTCGTCAACCATTGCCGCCGCACCCTGGGCCACTGCCGCAACTTTTGGAGTTGTATCCATGATAGCATTTAGTAAAGGATCTACTTCGTCATACTTGGCAAGCAATTGATCAATTTGACCCATTTTTAAATCATATTTTGATATATCTGAAAGTGTTTGTGCTAACGTTGTTAAGTCTTTATTAGCCGCCTGAGCACCTGCTAGGAACTCATGCATTTTTGCTACTTCTTGGTAGTACTCTGGACTAAATGTTTTTAATCCACTTAAAGCAGTTTTAAACTGATTATATTGTGCAACTTGATCTGCTGTTAATACAGTTTCATAATTGTAATAGAATGCGTTTACATTACCTTGTAAAGTTAATTTCTTAGCACCTTCTAATGCACCATCGGCCACACCCGCGTCAGCATAAGCACCCTTGACTGCATCTTGATAGTTTGCATCCATGAAACCTTTTTCCATTGCCGCCACTTCTGCTTCATTTGCCGCCGCAATGTTATCAATGATTTGATCTGAAATGTATCTGAATGCCATACCAGCAAGAGCACCATAGGCCGCTGTTTTAACTGACTTACCAACTGCTGTGGAAAGTTTTTCACCTTGTAATAAATCTTTTGAAGCACGGAAAATTAAACCTGCGGCCGCACCACCCATTGGTCCGCCGGCAAACGCCGCCACAGTAGTTAAGATACCAACTGCTAAACTTGCCTTGCCTGGATTTTCTTTTGCCCAATCACTAACCTTTTTAATGCCTTGTACAATTTTACTGTCTGAATTTTCTGCTTCAATCTTCTTTTTAAGTTCTTCAAACTTTTGGTCCATGTTTTTAATAGGACCAGCCTTTTGAGCCATTGCACCAAGTTCATTAATTTTTGCATCTACTTTTTTAGCAATGTCTACAGGAAGTTTTGCAATACCGGCCGCAACACTACCTACTTTACCCAATGCAGTTTTGTTTTGTCCACCAGCAATGCTTTGTGCTTCTGCACCTTTGAATATTGCTTGGATTTCGTCAGCAGTTAAACTTGCTTCTGAAACTTTTTTAAATTCTTCTAATAATGGCCAAAGTTCCTTTTCCCATCTGCCAAGATATACTCTTTGTGTTTCAGTTAATTCTTGATAGCCTTCTGTAAGAATACTTGCAGTTCTATTTGATTTTGGAAATTGGTTTACTTCAGTAATTTTCATTATATCATTCCCGCTAATTGTTTTTTCTCACCAGCACTCATTTGATCTAACTGTTTTTGTATGCTTGGAGGAATGCTTCTTGCACTACCTACTGTTGATCCGTTTTTAGTTGGCGGAGCCTTACCAGCGGGTGTTTGTGCTGAACCTGTGCCTTGTGCCGCAGGTTGTTGTTGTGCAGGAGCACCACCGCCTACGTTACCAGCCGCTTGACCTTGTGCTTGTTGTCCTTGTGCTTGTCCTTTAGCAGGAGCACCTTTTTGACCTGCTGGTTGGTTTGGAATACCACCTTTGCCTCTGTATGAATCCTGTACTGATTTCATAATTGCTTGATCAATTTGTTTTTTGGTAAGCACACCGTCTTGTGGTATGTTTTGTGTAGGCATTTTTTTAGTAGTTAAAAAGTCACGTAAACTAGCAGAGTCTACTGCATTACCGTATTTTTCACCTACTTGTCCAAGATATGCTCTGAAATCTGTGAATAGTGCGTTGGCTTTATCCGCCGCATCTACCTTACCGGCCATGCCGGCCGCGGTGTTTTTAGCACCTAATTTAGCCAAAACCTTAGCACCAACCTTACGTGCAACGTTGCCTAACCCACTTGCAGGCTTCTCTTTTAAGGGTGTTTTTGTAGATTCGTATATTATTTCGTGTACTTTCATGCTAAAGTCCTAAATTTTTAACTAATACTATTTAGTTCAGTTAGGTCATATTAAATAATAAACTATGGAAGAACAAAATTCTAAGTACATAGTCCTAAAACGTGGTGACGCAGTAGTGCTTAACAGTTACGAAGAGGCGAGCCAGTATATGGGCGTGATGAAGGATCAGCAACCGGAAGCGGAGTTTGAAATTCTGGAAGTTCATCCTCCAAGACCAAGAGGGTTAGGAAGAGATCCTGATTTACATTAAACTATGAACAAAAAAGAAGTTGTTGAACTAGAGAGTGCGTTTCTTGAATTTATGAATAAAGCCGAAAGTTTAGGTTTTTATTTTTCAAGAGATAGCATTATCACTGCGAAGCATAACACAGGAACCGTTAATCAAATTAACACAGAAGTAAAACTTGTGCCAAATGATTATTTAAAGGACGTTTAAAAGTTGATCTAAAGATCAACTGTGTTTTCGCTATCGCTCAAACACTATATCTGTGAAACAATAAGTTGCGTAAGCAACTGCTATCATGTAGATAGTTGAGCCATACTTCGCCCGTTGCCGGGCAAAGTAAGAAAGCCATCATGTGAGATAAGCGTCCCATCTTAACAAAAAGGATTACATAATAATATGTACGGAAGCGGTAACCCGTCAACTCCCTACCTTAGCCTTCGCATAAGTTACGGAACATTAATATATCCTTGTTAAGCAAAATATATTAACGGTGTGGTTGCTTTTTCTCAGAGCCACGATCTTTTAATACCTAAGTTAGTATCAACCTTGCAACGCACGAGAATCTGATCACAAGATCCGTGTGACCTCAACGTGAGTCGAACTACTCCGACCAAACAGTGTTGCTATTTTAAGCCTTTAAGTGCTTCTTTAAGAATTTTTGAGCCGCCTACTCTAACGTTTATAATGCCATTATAGTAATCATCAGTTTCTAAGACTTTTCTTTCGAATTGTTCCCTTGCCTCTAAGTAACTTGCTACGCCTCTGCTAGGACAAATGTATAATATTTCCCTAGTAAACTTATCAGTGCCTAATTTTTCTACGTCTTCTTTTAAGTGATCGTTGGAACCCCAATAGTCTTTCCAGTCACTTTCTACTTTGCTTCTTCTTTTGTTTATCTTGCCCTTGAGTGGTGGGCGAGTCTTTTTGAATTTAGCGAGTTTTTTGCCTATGTACTTACGTCCGTTGGTTGTATTTGTAATAAGATATACAAAGGCTTCACAACCAAGAGGTAGTTCTTCTACTATTTTACCTTTGTAAGTCCATTGCATATGGATACTTACCAAGGTCTAATCTTCCTGCTCGTCTTTTTTGGAATCTTCTCTACGGTTTACGTAACTGTCCTGCACTTCGTTCATGCGTATTTTGGCAAGATCACGTATTTCACGCAACCATCTTCTTGTTTCACGTCTTGGTCTGATGCCACCAGTCTTCTGATATTGTTCGTTTGCTTTAAAGTATTCTAAATATGCTTTTACTAGTTTATCGTGATTGTCATCATTCATTGTCTATGCCAGTATAGTTACTATTTTTCCTGCTAATCCAGTAAACCATTCTTGGTCATGACCTCTTGTTGTTTCTGCCGCGGTTCCAATTCTAATACCGCTTGTCTCTACAAATGATCTTGGATCATTAGGAACACCATTTTTATTTACAGTGATGCCGTGTTGTTCTAATTCATTTGCGGCATCTTTTCCAGACCATTTGCTATCACTTAAATCTAAAAGTAATATATGGCTGTCTGTACCATCAGTTAAAAGTTTAAAACCATTTTCCTTAAACACTTTTGCCATTGCTCTAGCATTGTCTACAACTTTGTGTGAATATTTTGTAAACTCGTCTGTGTTTGCTTCAATAAATGCTTGAGCCTTTGCGGCGATAATATTCATTAAAGGACCACCCTGTGTTCCTGGAAAAATTGCACTATTAATTTTTTTAGAATAAGCATCATTGTTCCACAAAATTATTCCACCTCTTGGCCCTCTTAATGTTTTGTGTGTTGTGCTTGTTACAAAGTCTGCATATGGCAAAGGACTTGGATAGGCACAACCGGCAATAAGTCCTGAGTAGTGTGCCATGTCTACTAATAAGTAGGCACCTACTGCATCTGCTATTTCTCTAAACATTGCAAAGTCTATTGCTCTTGGATATGCACTTGCACCTGCTATAATCATTTTAGGCATTACTTTTCTTGCCTGAGCCATTATTGCTGGATAGTCAAGCCAACCATTTTCATCTACACCATAGTGGTGTGCTTCGTAAACTTTTCCTGATATGTTTACTTTTGCACCGTGACTTAAATGTCCACCACTTGCTAAATCCATTCCTAATATTCTATCACCTGGTTTTAAAAAAGCAAGATATATTGCAGTGTTGGCATTTGCACCACAGTGTGGTTGCACATTTGCATATTCACAATTATATAAGTTTGTAAGTTCATCTATTGCAAGTTGTTCAATTGAATCCATGTGTTCACAACCGTTGTAATATCTTTTTCCTGGGTAACCTTCTGCATATTTGTTTGTAAATGCACTACCGCAAAGATCCATTACGGCCTTACTTGCAAAATTTTCACTTGCGATTAATTCAACAGTATCATTCTGCCTGTCAAGTTCTGCGTTTAATATTTCTAATACTCTATTATCCATTTTTTGCTATTCCTATCATACGTTCTACTAAACTGCCAAAGCCAACTTGTCTTTGCATTGTTAAAAGATTCCTAATCCCTAAACCCTCAAAACTTTCTAATGTTAATTGTGCTATTTGGCTTCTATGTTCACCATTAAGTAAATCAACTAAAATTTTTGCAGTACCTTTGGTTATCCATGCATCTGCATCATGTTTGTAAGACATAGTACCGTCCTCATTAACTTTACCTACTACCCATAGGTTACTTGCACAACCTCTAATTTTGTTTTCGTCTATCTTGTCTTTATCTTCTAATGGTTTGACTTCTCTTGCTATGTCAATAAGATATTGTAGTCTGTCATGTCCTTCTAAAGGAGCCATTTCTTCACCACGTGCTTTTATCTTATCCAATATCACTGTTCCACTACTTCTACATCGTTAGCATAACTTGTAAAGCCATTTTCTTTTACAACTTTTAAAACATTGTTTACACGACCTTGCAATTCGTCTTTGTGCGAGATAATGTAAATGTTTTTATCTCTTTCTCTACCCATCTTCTTAAGTACTGCTAAACTAGATTCAACACCAGCAGTATCCATACCACTATCAATAAGTTCATCAACAAATAATAAGTTAATGTTTTGATATAGTCCTTCCCAGACATCTCTAAATGCCCAACTTAATCCAAGTATAAGTCTATTACGTTCACCTCTACTTAGGTTATCAAAGTCAAGGTCTTGACCTAACTGTGTTATTTCAACTGCTAGGTCATTTTTAAATACCACAGAGTGTGGAAGACCAAGACGATCAAGATAGTATGTAAGTCTATTATTTAAATATGCGAGGTTCTGATCAATAATTTTCTTACGTATAAAACTATCTTTGTTTGTGAGAAGTTTGTATAAAAATTCTTGATGATCTTTATGACTTGTTAATTTGTTTACTTTGTCCCAATTAATTTCTTGGATCGCAGTATTTTGTAATTCTTCTATTTGTTCACTGTATGGATCTTTATCTTCTTTTGCTCTTTTTAATGCGTCTTTCAAGTTTTCAATATTGCTTCTATGATCATATGCTTCTTTGGCAGTTTCATAGAATGTGTTAGGCTTATCAGAAAGTTCTCCTATCTCTGCTAGTTTTGTTTTTACTTTCTCTGCCTTTTCATTTATTTCCATTAAGTAGGTTGTAGTTTCACCATATTCTGTTTGCAGTTTGTTTTGTATTTCATCAACTTTTTCATCAGGCAAGTCTTGTCCACAAGCATAGCATTTTGCATCTTCAAGATCATCTAGTTCTTTGCTTACTTTTTCAAGACGTTTATCTGTTTGTCCTAATGCACTTTCTAGTGTTGCTTGTTCTTTTATTAGATTGCGTTGATGCTTTTCTGTTTCATTCCAAGATTGTAATTTTTCATGATTGCTTATTTCTGTATCAATGTCTATGTGTTCTAGTTCATCAATACCAGTTTCTAATTTTTTGATATTCGTTTCACGTTGTTGTTCCCAAGCACTTAATTTTAGTTTTAAACTTTCTATGCTTTCTTTGACACGTGCATTACTGTCTTGTTGTGCATTTATTTTTGCATTTTCTTCTGTAATACTATCTCTAGTAACTTTCATGTGTTCACGCAACACGTTTGCCTTTTCAGATAATATTGTAATACCTAATAGTTGTTCGATAATAGCACGTTGATCATTTGGCTTCATTGCAAGGAATGGTTCTGTGTATGTGTTTAAAGCAATTAAATGCTTAAACATATCGTGACTCATTTGCAATAGTTGATCAAGTGTTTCCTGTGTTTTACGACTATCGCCTTGCGATTCATCTGTAAGTTCTTGTTCTTCTTCATCTACAAAAAACTTTAATACGTTAGGACCACGTCCTCTTTCAATTCTATACTTTGTATTATCTTTTTCAAAGTTTAGTGTAACTAACATACCTTTGTTGTTAGTTTTGTTTATTAAGTTGTTCTTTCTAATGTTTGTCAGGGCCACACCATACAACGCATAAGAAAGTGCGTTGATGATAGTGGTCTTACCTGTACCGTTACGTGAGCCTGAGTCATCTCCTCCTTGATCCAAGTTTTCTCCAAGCACCAGTGTAAGTTGCCTGTTGCTGAAGTCAACTGCTTGGGTCTGATTACCCACACTCATAAAGTTTTTAACGGTTAAGTCTTTTA